TATTAAATGTGCTCCATTATAGAATTCTTTTTCGTATGCCATTAATTCTGCAACTACTTCTTCAATAGGTAAATTTCTTCCTGTTCTCCAAACTTCTATACTATCACATCTCCAAGTTGCTCCATTATGTAGTTTTTTATCCTTTTCAGTTCCTCTACCACCACACATCAAATTACATGCTGTTAATCTTAAAAAAACTGCAGGTATACCCATTGTCTTACCTTCTCCCTGTAAAGAGAAAAAGTGTTCACTAATTGCTAATTTCATATGTTACAATACTTGATGTCGTTTCCTGTAATGTTATTTTCTTTATTGGTAGATGTTCTGATACTTTATTATATATAAATTTGCATAAATTCTCTGCACTAGTAACATCTTCCATTATAGTTAATTTTAAAGATGTTTTTTCAGTTTTCATAAAATCGTTAAGATATTTTAATAATGGATCGTTATTATGTATTAATAATCCGTGATCAAGTTGTTTTATAATAGGATCCACAACATCATCTATATCGCTAAATAAAAAAGTTATTCCTGTTTTTGGATTATAATTAAATTCAAATTGCATTGTTATATAATATGTATGACCATGCAAGTTGCTACATTTATCATGTAGGTTTTCGTTTCTGTGTCCTGCATAGAAATGATATTTCTTTTCTACATTATACATCACAACTTTTTAAATATACTCGTCTTAAATTATCTAATGTTTTTTTATTACAACTTCCGCAACTGCTCCACTCTGCGGGTTGTTTGAATAAATCGCT